TCGATCATCATGGGGAATATGTTCTCTGGGAAAACTTCGGAACTCATTCGGAGACTGAAGCGACTCAAGGTTCTCGGTAAACAAATCATGGTCATCAACTCTGCCAAGGATACACGTTCCCCAGATGAAGTTCTGAAGACTCACGATAATGTCAAGTTTGACTGTCATAAGGTCTTCAACCTCATGGAACTCATCGAGAAACAGGTGTTTGAGGATGCCGAGATTATCGCTGTCGATGAAGCACAATTTTTTCCAGATCTCAAACACTTTGTTCGTTACTGTCTAAGTGCAGACAAAGAAATCATCATCGCAGGTCTCGACGCAGATGCGTTTCAAAGAAAGTGGGGAGAACTTCTCGACTGTATTCCACTCGCGAGTGAAGTGACAAAGCTGTCAGCACTTTGTATGTGCTGTGGCAATGGTAAGCCTGGACCATTCACAAAACGCACGGTAGAAAACAAGGAACTGGAACTCATTGGTGGAAGTGATATGTATATTGCAGTCTGTCAGAAACACCTGTAGACGTCTAAAATGAGGACGACCCTCCTACCCGTACCCCTCTTCACAACCTCATGATACTTGGCATGGTCGAAGAGGAAGTCTTCACCGTCGCGATGTTCGTGCGCCCCCTTCGTGGTATAGAGTGTGCAATCACCCCCACTCTCTATAGTAAGATGATAGCGTAGAAGCCAGTTTGATTCAGCGCGGTGCGGTGGAATGACCATGGGCCCCTCAGCCACGGCAAACATGGCAGTCTCTTTATGGATACTTGGAATCTGATCGATGAGACTTTTTAGCACTGGAAAATCTTCAACCCTATAGAAGTAGTACCCATCATTCTTATCGAACCATGCGTCTGCTTCATGGAAGAGATGTCGCCTTAGACTTGGTGAAATTTCTAGGAACTCTTGGTGTATCTTCTCATAGTGTGCCTTTATGAGCCAAAGTCCAGGTGGTTCAGGTATGGACATGATACTGAGTATGTCGACCATGGCATTTTGCATACCCATTAGGATACGCCTCGGGTTGTTAAAGTACAGGCGGTCTATGGGTGCCTTCAGATAGTCGTGGAGTACCAAACCCATTGGTACCAGGATGAGAGGCCACATTATTTTCTCAGTAGATAATAAAAATGCCATTTTACGGTAAACGTTCCATGTACGCCGCCCCTGAGCCTACCGAGGAAGTCGACACCGTTGAGAAGCGCTTCGCCATGCCCAAGATGCCCGCTCTCACATGGGTTCAGATCGCCCTCATCCTCATCATTGCCATTTACGTCTATGGTGCCCGCAAGATGAACGGCGTCGTCGTCTCGAGCCTCGCCCTCGCTGTAGGGCTCCTTCACATCTACGATCACTTTTATCGCGTAAAGCGTGGTCCCGAGCGCCTCTTCTTCATGCCCAAGAAGGAGGAGTACGGTTGCATGTCGTGCAAAAATTAAATACTCATAAAATATAAGTATGCGCGTCAAGATTGTTCGTAGCCCTGATCGTAAGAAAAAGTTCAGGGCCATCTTAGAAGACGGCAGGACTGTTGACTTTGGTGCAAGTGGATATTCAGACTACACCAAACACAAGAATCCTTCACGTATGCGATCGTATGTACTCAGGCACGGTGGACGTGTCCCCAAACGCACTATAGCAGAGAGAGATCCCAAGAAGATACAGACCATGATGCTCGAGGTGACATCGAGTGACAAAGAAGACTGGAAGATGAGTGGTATCGACGGGGCTGGTTTCTGGTCCCGTTGGTACCTCTGGAGTTTTCCAACATTTGAGGGTGCTAAGAAGATTATTACCAAGAAGTTCGGGGTGGTGTTTATCAATTAATAAGTTCATCGAATTCTTCATCTGTTGCTAGACATACACTCATCATTTCGTCAACTTCCGACTTGCCTATATTATCGTCTAAACCAATATAATCACCAAAAAGTTTATTTTTTGAGACGTTACCATTTAATGTAAATACGTTATTGGTATACTCATTCAATTCTACCTTACCCACAAACTTACCATTTTTATCTGTATTATCTTTCACTTTCACACAAATCTCCCCGTCTCGCAAACTGGTCATGTTTTCTTTCACCATTGTTAAATATGCCGTCCTTTCTTCTGTATTTAGACCAGATAGATCCGGTCCCGCATTAGGGAATTCAGTCTGGATTTGAGTTTCATAATCGTTAATTAACTTTTTGAGATCTTTAACAATATCTTTCATTTTTTTAGCTTTCGTAACCTTCAAAAAGTGAGGTTCTGTTCCTGGAATCATACCACCAAAAAAGCCACCAGCACCAATCGAAGATGAAAGACAACAAATTGCAAGTACGACAAGGGCCATATTATAATATAGGTAGATTATATTTCCTCTTCAATTTTTCAAACTTTTCAAAAAAACGAATCATCATCTTCAGGTGTTCGTAGAGTTCCTCACCCAGATACTGCTCTACGAATTCCTCGGGTTCTCCATTTTCTCGCATGGCGTTGGCGTACGAACAAAGTAGTGAGTATGCTTCGTCCACATTTTCACCACTCCAGGTTTCTAACAAGGTTTTGACTTCCTTCAATCTGAGTGTACTCTCCATTACTTGGCTAAGCCCTTTTTCTTTAAAGTGGCTTTCAATTCAGCCATGAGTTTGGCACGCTTGTTGTTTATCACAGGCTTCCTTGGAGCCATAGGGGGTCGGGGTGGAGGTGGAGCTGGCGCACGACCAACTTGGGGTGCAGGTGCGACCACGGTCTGACAAATACGAATCACTTTCTGAGCATTCTTCACACTGTTCTCAAAGTTCATAGTAATTTTGGAACGAAGTTCCCTCGCTGTGAGTTTTACACGTTTACCATCCACATTCTTCGTGACACGAAGTCCTAACTTCTTCGCCTTATTTTTGAGTTCCCTGTACTGCATTTACTAATAGATGAGAAAATCGTAGAATGTCTTGATGTCACCGGTATTTATCAAATGTGCAAAATCAAATTCAGACTTTGAAAAATAAAGTGGGTTTGGAAAAGCTATCGTCAAGGCTCGATCTATAGTTATGCCAATCTCATCCAAGTATAACAACATCTTCATAATGACATCATCGTCTACAGTCCCAAATGACATCCTAAACTTACCAACCGAAAATTCATACGTGTTATCATGGTTTCGATTGAGAATATGTCGCTTGATCCACTGTTCTGTATCATTTCCAGGTTCTCTACCGATACGAGTTGCGTGTTTCGTGTATTCCATCAAATCTCTTAAACCGTGAGCAATCTTTTTAAGAAATTCAATCTTGTCTTCCAACATACTTTCTACGATTAAAAAAAGTCATCTGTTCGGTACATCTTCACATCAAAGTCTCCAGTTTTACCTGTCACCGTAACCGATTCATTACCATATAGTTCCTGGCATCCAATATCTTCCATGCAATCACGTGCTTGGTGGCTCACTGGAATGGGATACAGATTTTCACCACCGGTCGTGGTGTAATAGTGGTAACGATCCCTGCGTCCACGAACCTCTTTACCGTAGAGGGGAAGAGTTTCTTCACCTTCACCAACGAGGAGACCCATCTGTTGCATACGCCCTGGTTTATACTGTTTGATCGGTGGTCCCCTGAACTCGGGTTCGTACTTAACTTCTCGCGTGGGAGGAATGCGTGGAGGATGTACGACGACTGGAACTTCTACTATAGTGGGGTTGTACCACATATAGCCTACCACGATGACGAGTGCGACGAGGACTACCCACATGAGTTGCGTTTTAGTCTTATTCTTCATATACTATACACCAAGAGATTTACTTCTTGTTGATCATCTTAACCTTCTTGACATTCTTGTTCGCATTGAGCTTCGCCTGTGTCGCTTTCATTTTGGCAACAGCTTTGTTGAGGTTGGTGGGGGTCTTCTTATTGGTGGGGACTGGGACTGGGGTCTTCTTGGGTGTGGCATTACGCACACCAGGTTTCAACTTCTTCACCTGCTTCTTGTGTTCCTTCTTGAGCTTCTGCATAATCTTGGAAGTGGTCATTTTACTATAGTTAAGGAAAATCTTTCAGATAAAGACATGAAGATCTTGGCGATCGATATAGGATACCACAATATGGGTATCGTTTTGGCTGATTCTGACGCGGGTCCAAAAATCAGAGTTGAATATGTGAAGAAAGTTAGTCTGAGTGATTACAAATATATATATTCTAATGATATCGTGGATCTCGTCCCTTTATTTGTCGAAGACCATAAAGAATTGTTCGACAGTGCTGAAAAAATACTTATAGAGAGACAACCTCCACGTGGTTTTACAAATGTTGAAATTCTATTACACTACATGTTCAAGGATAAGGTGTCTTTAATTTCACCCGTGAGCATGCATACACATTTTGGAATGAGGCATTTAAACTATGACCAAAGGAAGGAGAGAACCGTGTCCATCGCGGAAAAATACATCGAGGATGAAATACCATACGAGAGAAAGCATGATATAGCTGACGCCCTTTGTATGATTGTGTACCACAACTTCAGGAATACAATTCATTTCTTCGACACGTTTAAATTTTCTCCATCTACAATAAATGCCAACCACCAAGCAGATTCAGAACGCCAAGAAGAAACTCAAGGTGACCCCCAAGCCAAAGGGGAACAGACCCAAACTCCCCAACAAATTGACTTATATCGTCATTTCTGCTGATCCCAAGGTCAAGCGAGACCGTGAGTTTCTCAAGACTGCTATGGAATTCATTCGGAAATCTCCCGCGCCAAAATAATGAGAGCATTCGTCACATTCTCAAACATATCGAAAATATCACTCGTGTTTCGACGCTTGATACACTCCTGTAGTTTTTCGATATTGTAATCGAATGATTCCGTCTTTTCTTTCATATTTTTTTCAAGTTTTTCAATGTTAGTATCAACTTCCTTGATCGCATTTTCAACATTCTCATCGAGGATTGTGAGTTGGTTCTCATAATGTTCCTTTTGTTTCGTAAGAATGTCTCGTTTCAACACAGATGTCGTCCTTTCAAGTTGAATATTCACACGTGCGAGACGTTCTTCAAGATACTCAAGATTGGAGGCATACGATTTCTTACACACCTCCTTGATCGCATTCAGACGAGCAACTTCAGCTTCCATTATATATTACTTGAGTGTGTTACCTTTAATTAATTTGTTCAGATCCTTTGTGAATGCGTCAAAATACCCAAGGCGGTACTGAACGAATGCCCACAATGCGAAAAATAATGTCTTTGTCAGTTTGTTTAGCTCATTCTCTTCCATCTTATATATAGGTCCCACGACACGACCCATGAAAGTCTTTTCTTTGTCTCTGCCAGTGACGTACATCTCCGCCTGCGTGAGAGCACACGTATCGTCATTTACAGACCAGTGGTAAAAGATGAATGGAATTACCATAGAGTAAAACTCTAGATTTCTTCTGTTATTCGTAAAAGGTATGATGAGGATCCAGAAAAGAAAAGCAAGATGAATGAAGAATATTATGTTCATCTATTATAAGATGACTGAAGAAATTAATATGAAAGAAATGTGGAACGAACATCACGAGTCCGTCTTGAGACAGTGGGGTGAGGCGGCCGCTTGCTACAGATACATGCACCATCGGTCGTTTCTACTTTATAAGAAATTGAGTATGCGTTTTAATTTACCTGTAATTGTACTTTCTACAATCACTGGTACAGCGAACTTTGCACAGTCATCTTTTCCTGCGAGTATGAGAGGTACAGTTCCTGCGATCATTGGTGGTATGAACCTGATAGCAGGTCTCATCGCTACGATCATGCAGTTCCTCAAGATTAACGAACTCATGGAAAATCATAGAACAGCTGCACTCACACATGGAAGTCTTTCTAGGAATATTCGGCTCCAGTTATCTCTTCCACGTGAAGAGCGGAAAAAGGAAGGTCTCAAGTTTGTTGAAGAATGTAAAGCTGAATATGATCGTCTCATAGAACAATCTCCACCTATTCCCAAAGATATTCTAATAAACTTTGAAAAGGAGTATCCCTTCGATGGTGTCTTTACTAAGCCAGAGATTTTGGATGTACGTCCAATACCTGGTATAAAATTACCAAAGACAGTGGAACCCATACGAGCAATCACAAAAGATACTCCATTCGAAAGTGTCGGAGAGATGTTTAGTCCTGATGAAGAGGAAGAGGAAGAAGAAGAGGAAGAGGAAGAAGAGACAGACGTCGAGCAAGGTACACCAAAAGAATAAACATGATGGCGTTGGTAACGACACTACACGCAACGTATGGTAAAATTTTCCATTTTAAAGGTTCTACGATACGTTTATGAAGTGCGTCATTCTCAAGCACCAAATCTATGGCCTGATTAGTAAGATCGTCGATGGATTCTTTCATTAAAGTAGTCGAGCAAAAAAAAGATCCCGTTGTGACGACAATTCACACGAAACAAATCGAACTCATTCGACGTTATATACGAGAAGGGAAGAATGTCTTCATATGTGGTGCTACTGGTGTCGGGAAGTCCTATGTGTTACAAGCTGCCCTCCATGGACTCAGTCATGTGGAGTTACAGAGTGAACATCTGAAAAGTAAATCCTTATTCTTACCGTTCATACGACCATCTACGAAACATGTCTTCATAGAAGACTATGATCCCATCTTCAAACCAATCATCGAACGTGTATCTGATGGTGATCGTGTGTCTCGTGGATCTCTTCTCGTCACGACAACAAACATGTGTATGTATCCAAAGTTTGAGACAGTTTTCATTCCTAAACATAAACCCGATGTTCTCATGACTTTGACGGATGAACGTGGACCTCGGGTGGAAAGTGCAGCTGTGAGATCAAATGGAAACATTCGCAACTTCTTCACATACCTCGAGGGTTACGACGAAATGGACGATTTTAAAAGTCCCAAAGAGTTTATCGCTGATGTTTTGTCTGACCCTCGACCAATTCAGATACGAGATAGTGTCGCTGAACATGGTCACATGTGGGATGTATTTCAGGAGAATTACTTAAACTCGGAAGGTGTGGATATCATCAGAGTATCTCGATCCTTTTCTGATGCTGACATGTACGACAATTTTATGTACGCACATGGTGAATGGAACCTCATGCCGTACTTTGTTTTACACGCTCTCACAATTCCCAAGAGTTCACTAGGTGAACCACTCGATAGGGATAAGATTAGAGCTGGAAGTTGTTGGACGAAGTTTGGAAACTATAAGATGCGTAAACAAAAGTATGAAGAGATTAAGAAAAAGTCGCGGTTAGGTCTGGGTATAGAGGAATTGGGACTATTAAAAAAATATGCTGAAAATGGAGACTTGGAACCTATGCTAAACTATAAAATCACTCCACAAGATTTTGATGTCATCAATCATCTCGCTGTTGGAAATGGCTTAAAATCGAGGGACGTTACAAGAGTAAAGAAGGCACTCAAGCATGCCTACGAACGAGGAAGAGAATGAAACTGAGGAATGTGTCAAGGTGATTGGTAATGAAATTCTCTTCTATGGAAGCGTTGATCGTGAAAGTGCTCTCGAGTTTGTGGAAAAATTTAAGAAATTGGAGATGGAGCTTCTCAAGAAGAAGGCGGAGCTCGTTGGGTATGAACCACAAATTCGTGTTCATGTGATGAGCGAAGGTGGAGACATCTTCTCCGGTCTCAATATCATGAACGTTCTCGAGCGTTCTAGGGTTCGGGTCGTTACCATCGCACAGGGATCATGTTGTAGTGCTGCAACTTTTATCCTATTGGGTGGCTCAGAACGTCGCATGGGAAGGAATGCCTACGTTCTGATACACCAAATTTCTACAGAGTTTTGGGGAAACTTTCAGGACTTGAAGACGGAGATGAAGTCCACAGAGAAGTTTATGAAGATGCTCAAGAAGATGTATCTCACAAAAACGAGAATTCCTGAAAAAAAATTTAAAAAACTCATGAAGAAGGATTTGTACTTGTCACCGGACAGGTGTCTCAAGTATAAAATCGTTGACGCTGTTGAGTAATCGTCACTGATCGCTTATACAACGCCAACAAACACACGACTATGAAAACGATACAAAATGTATTCAAATTCAGAGGTACAGGTGTACTTTCTGGTGGCCTAAGTCGTTCCATTCTGCCGTAATTCACAACTGGAATTCCAGACATCTATTTAAAGTTGAGAATTTAATTATTCACATAATGGAACGCCTTATAAAGAAGGATAAAAATGGTCGCGAACGGTTCACAGATATTCATGTCGAGCACTTAAAGGATGGGACTGCTGATATCGTGAAAGTGTGTGGTGTCGTCGGGAGTGATAAGGTGACTGTGTCTCGAACGAATGTCAAGACTGGGTACGAAAAGGCACTCGCTCGCGCACAAACTATGTGGAACAATGAACGAACTAAATGTACTGAAATTCTCCCCATGCTGGCGAATAAATGGGAGGATCGTCAGAAGTACATCTCTGAACCCTTTTATGTTCAACCTAAACTCGATGGAGTTCGTCTCCTTGTGTCTAATAAGGGATGTTTTTCTCGAACTGGAAAGCCTGTTATGGGTGTTGAACATCTTGCGAAGGATCTTAAGGATGGAGAGTACCTGGATGGAGAGTGTTACGCACCGAACAAGACATTTGAAGAAATTACAAGTATGTTCAAGATGAACCCCGAAGATTTGGAGTTTCATGTGTTTGATTACTTTGATTTGAATCGACCGAACCTAACATTTGAAGAACGGAAGGGGCGAATCACGATTGATACATTTCTTGTGAATTCCAAAGAGGGTGTTAAGAAGTATCATGACATGTTTGTGCAACAGGGACATGAGGGTGTCATGATACGAGACGCTTCGAGCATTTACGAAATTGGAAAGAGAAGTAATTACCTCCTCAAACACAAAGAGTTTCAAACCGATGAGTACCCCATCGTGGATGTCAAGGAGGGTACGGGGCGTGAAAAAGGTACAGCGATTTGGATATGTAAGGTGGGAGAACATCACTTCTCCGCGAAACCTGAAGGGACTCTCAAATTTCGGAAACAGCTCCTGGTGGATAAAGACAAGTACATAGGAAAGCAACTGACTGTGCGTTTTCAAAACTTAACAGCTCTTGGTGTTCCCCGTTTTCCCGTTGGTGTAGTAGTTAGAGATTACGAGTAATACTAAACCATATGAATAGAGTAGCAATCGACATCGATGAAGTTCTTGTCCCGTTTCTTCGTCCCATGGCAAAATATCATAACAAATCAATTTCCAAAACCAGGTACAGCTATGTCTATCGGGATATTTTTGACATCACAGAAGAAGAATCTCAAAAGATGGTTCAAGAATTTTACAAGTCCCAAGCTTTCACCTGGCTCGTGCCCATGAGAGGAGCGCAGAGAGCTATGTACAATCTTCGACGATGTACCGATAAAATGTACATCGTCACTGGGCGCCAAGACACGGTAAGGGAAGAGACTGAAGACTGGATTGATACATTCTTTCCGAATATTTTTGATGATGTCATTCTCACAAATAGTTACACTCCCCACGAAGTGAAAAAGTCTGACATCTGTCGTGCCCTCAATATCGGTCTCATCGTCGATGACAATAAGGGAATATGTGACCAGTGTATCGAAGCGGGTACAGATGCTCTAAACTTCATAGGTGAGGAGGTGTACCCATGGTGTGAAGAGAGTGAAATCAGTATAAAAGGGTGGGACACACTAAAGGTATAATGTCTCTCGGTCTCATCGGTCTCGGCTCCATTGGTGGCAACCTCGCCCTAAACATCCAGAAGTCTCACGAACTTAATGTGTGCAACCGTTCACCCGAAAAGGTGAAGGCGATCGTTAAGAAGTCTTCTCACGTGAAGGGTTACGAAAATGTTGAAGAGATGGTCTCTGATATGAAGGAGCCTCGTACGATCATCACAGCTCTCCCACATGGTGAGACGACGGATGCTATGATGAAGAAACTGAGCTCCGTGATGACGAAGGGTGACACTATCGTGGATTGTTCGAACGAATTTTATCGAACCTCGAGGAATCGGGGTGCGTTCTGTCAATCCAAGGGTATCGGGTATCTCGGTACAGGTCTTTCCGGTGGTGCTGAGGGTGCTCGTCTAGGTCCCGCACTCATGATTGGCGGACCCTTGAAGACGTTTGAGAAACATGAAGACCTCTTCAAGTCTTTCGCTAAGAGTTACGCATACATGGGTGAAGACTATGGTGTTGGACACTTTACCAAGATGGTACACAACGGTGTGGAGTATGGTATGCTCCAAGGTATCGCTGATGTGTATGCCTACTGCAACCAGGATGAATACTACATGGATCAGGTTCTCAAGAGGCTTGAAAACACTGACATTTATGGCTACCTCACCAAGTCGGCTATGGATGTACTTCATGAATACGATTTTAAGAAGATTGCTGATATCGGACACATGAATAACACGGGTTTGTGGTGTTCCCAGATTGGTCTTGAGTATGGCATTCCCACTCCTACGATTAACTCTGCAGTGAACTCGAGGTTTACGAGCCGTCATATTAAGGCAGTCAACACCGCCGACCACAGAAACTGTGCCATCGACTTTACGGTCGCGGTGGATGCACTTCGTTTCGTGTTTGCGACATCCCTACTCGAGGGGTATGACCTCATGGCTACTCGACACGTTGGTGACGAGAGCATCAAGCAGGCCTGGTCTTCAGGTACCATCATCGAGTGTCCAATGATTGGTGGAGACTATCGTACCATCATCGAAGAGACTGCCGAGAACGCACGGGTCATGATGATGTACTGCACCGCGGCTGGCATCCCCTGCCCAGCTATTCAGGCTGCTCTCACCCAGTATGACTTTACCCATCAGACATCTACATCCATGAAGTTTATCATGGCGCAGCGTAACTACTTCGGTCAGCATGAGATGATGGAGGCGTGATCCCAAAGATACTCAACTTCCTTCTCTTTTAGGAACATCTTTCTGTTTCCATTTTTGATTTCCCTGAGTACACTTTCGTATGCACAGCCACCCATATCAAGATCCCATTTATCATTATCATTTACGAGAATGTATTTGTCTCCCGGAACCATCTTGGCTAAGTCCGCTTCTAATTCAATACCCTTGTATGTCATTCTAATTTTACATTCCGTAGGTGCTGTACCTTTGTATTCCAAGTTTCTCGCAATTTGCATTATTTCTGGTGGTGATGCCGCTAATTCTTTTAAGATTTCTTCGCGATTTCTGCACGTATGTTTCGCGATGATTGTCGCGAACAACAGGACACAATGACTTTGATACATGTCCCCCACTATACCCACAGTATCAAAGTAATTAATCCTCTCGTTCATGTCACCACTCTCGTGTAGCTTTATTTTGATGGACTCGAGTTTTGCAGGTGTTCGTATATGCCGTAATATATCCTTACCGAGATAGTGATCATTGTACACCACCTTAAGATTGTTCTCATCAATGAAGTCTTTGATTCTCTCAAAGTCATATTTGGAGTGACCATGGGGTTTCTCAAGGATATAGGTCGCATCGACGAGACCCAGGTAGGGTTCCACGTTTTCACAGAAGTTGTGTGTAGGGATGGACATGTACGCCACGACGTTGGGAACATCTCTGAGGTGTTCCAGGTTTGTAACCTGCTGTCTAGAAATGGGAGTGTGAGGGCAATCCAATTTCTTGAGAGCTGGAATGATACGGGTTCTGGCCAGATGCCCCCTGGCTCCGAATACGAGGCAGTGATTCATCTGTTACTTTTTCCTGACATTAAAATAATGTTCGCCCTCCTCTGTAAACCCATCGCTGTTCCAACACCCAGTGGAAACGCAGTCCTTCGTACCAAAGATTGTCGTATAGCGTACGTGAAGCCATCTCAAGTTCAAGAAGGTGTCTATGAACTTGAGATACTTGAAGCACCTCCAGTAAACGTTAGCGAGTCAGATTAATCAA